TCCTGGTAATGTACCTGATGGGTATAATAAAGATGCTGAATTGGGACGCCCACAAGATTCAATATCTAAAACAAACACCCAAGATAGTAATTTTGGAAAAGATCGTTTAGGTACTAAACGAATGAAGGATACAGATAAAAATGATTCATCCGATAGTAGAACTAATACTAACCGTAATGCTCTAACTCTGGAAACGGCTCAAAGTGTTTATTTAAAAAATAAAGATATGTTTAAAAAAATAAACAAAAAACAATTGGTTTTTGAGAGTGATAAAAAGGGTGAATCTTTATTAGATGAAAACCAATTAAAGGAATAATAATTTCTATATATTTATAAATAAATATACTTTTTGATGAAGATTAAACATTCAAAGTACAAAAATACAGGTATTCTGTTTGAGCTACTAGTGCGACAGGCAACATCTGATACTTTACAAGGTATTGACTCACCCGCTATCGATTTAATTAAAAAATATTTCGTTAAAAACGAACTAGGCCGCGAATATAAATTATATGAATCAGTTGTAAAATCTAAAGTTTTAAATGAAGGTAAAGCTAATATTGTTATTAGTACAATTTTAGAATCATCCCAAAAATTATTACGTACTCCCTTAAAAAAACAGAAATATAATCTTATTTCTGAAATAAAAAAACATTATGATTTAAATACCTTTTTTGGTGTTAAAATTAAAAACTATAAAGAATTTGCTGCCCTATATACTCTAATTGAGGGGTACAATTCTATTGAATTATCTGACACTAACCAATTAGTAGAAAATAAGATAACTATACTAGAATATTTAACTAAACAAAATATCCCAGTAAACGAAGTTAAAGAAGATGTACTTAAAGAATTTCAAACATATGATAAAGATTTAAGGATTTTAACTTATAAAGTATTACTTGAAAAATTTAATTCTAAGTATGATGATTTATCTAGTGATCAAAAAATGGTTTTAAAAGAATTTATTAATGCTGTAGATTCAACCCCTAGTTTAAGGGAGTTCTATAATACAAAAATTAATGAGCTTAAAACTACTTTAACTAAAGAATCTAAAAGTATAACTGATAAAGCTACCCAAGTAAAAGTACAAGAAATCTCTAAACTTCTTACTGAATTAAATAAAACTGATAAAGTTTCAAATGATAATTTAGTTGATTTATTACAATATTATGAGTTAATTAAAGAGATTAAAGTAGCAAATGGCAAATTTTAAATATATATTGCCTGAAAGAAAGGTAGGAGATACTGATATTTCTCGTGGGGTAAAATCTACGGTATCAGATATTAACCCAGAAACAGGAACAGTTTCTTGGGATATAGAATATGTTCCTGCTTTCGATTCTGTCTATAAAGAGTTTAATGAACTAAGAAAAGCTATATCTCAGTTAGACCAAAAAACTGATGATCAAACCGTAGACGATATCGCTTCTAAAATAAAATCTGAATTTAATAGATATCGTACCCATATTAGAAAAAACTATCCAGAAGCATATAAAAAATTTCAAACAAACGAAATATCATCTACTAATTCAGGTGGTGCTACATTTACACCAGGTACAGGAGCACAATATGCTACTCCATATGCTTTTAGTAAAAAAGGTAAAAAACTTAATAAAGCTACTCAAACTATGCAAAAATTTGGGTATAAGTTAGCACCATCAATACCAAATAGGAAATCAAAAGCTATAGACTATAAACAGGTAATGGAAAAGGATAATATGTATAAGTATAAGCTAACAGAAGCTGAAAATGATGTTGAAGTTTTTCAACAACAACGCATTAATGACTTTAATGAATTAGAACAAAGATTAATTACAATTCAAAAAAAGTTAAAGCAAGGTAAATTATCAACTATTAGGTATTATAATGAAAACCCTAAAAGTTATGCTGTAGTTTATGGAACTGATATGATAAATGATTACTTTAACGATATAGATACACTACTCACCCAAGACCAATAATATGAAAACTTTACAAGAACAATACCAATTAATCAAAGAAGGAAAAGGAAGTAAGCAGATTTTTCTTAAAGAAGCTAAATCCAAATTCCCAAATATGATTACAAATTCTGCTACATTTGAAGAAACTACTAAAATTCTAAAAAATAGAAGCGTAATAGCAGAACAACTTGGAGGGTATGTAGACCTACAACCAGTTAATACTATGGAAGCTAGACCTGAGGAAACTTATGAAACTAAGTTTAAGGCGTTTTTAGCAGAAGAAGCTGCAAAAGCAGTAGAAAAGAAAGCTACTAAAGAAGTAGAAAAAATGGAAACAGCTGCTTATGATTATACTGATGTAAAATCTCTTGATAATCAAATTGGAGTAGAAGTACAAGAAGGTATTTACTTTGAAGCAAAACAAAATCCAGATAAATCAATTGAAGAAATTAAAGAAATTGTAGCTAAAAATTTAGCTAAAGATCAATTATTTTATAAGAAAAATGCTGCATTTGGAGTTGAAGGTCTTGGACTTGAAGAAATGAAAAGCGAAGAAGTATCCGGCAATCATAAATCTAGTGGATATTCAGATAAATTAAAAACCTTAGTAAAAGAATCTTTATTAGGGGGAGTAGTTACTTCAGGCCATCCCAATTCAATGTCTTCTATCCAAAACAAGGCAGTAATGGATGTATTACAAGGGAAAGAAGATTTAGAAGAATCCTATGATGAATTCCAACGTGATGATAAGGGCGCTAAAGATGTAGATAAAAAAGATAAAGGAGAAGAAGATGCTTTTGGAGCGGGTGTTGAAGCCGGTGAAAAAATAGAGAAGAAAAAAGAAAAGAAAGTAAAAAAGGAATCAATTGATGTTCAATTAGCTGAAATTGGAAAAGAAGCAGAAGCAGTTAAGTTAGAAGCCCAATTAAATTTCTTACATGATCATATTGCTGAAAAACAAGCAAGGGTAGATTCAATTAATGAAGATGAAAATCTATCTGAATTGATAGATAAAACTAAATTAAAAGAAATGAATAAGGCCATCAAAGAATTAAGCAAAAAAGCTGCTAAGATGGAAAAAATTTATGAAAAATCCTGTGGTAAATCTTATTCTAGACAAGAAGAAATTGTTGGAGAAGAAGAAACACCTTCATTCGAATAGTAGATATGTCAAAATTATTAATAGAAACACAACTTTGGAATACCACTTCCTTATTGACTGAAAACGTTAATAAGGAAAATGGTAATATTATGGTTGAAGGTATTTTAGCTACCGCTGAAATAAAAAATGGAAATGGTAGATATTATCCTAGAGAATTATGGGAACGTGAATTAGACAAATACCAAGAATCTATTAATCAAAGAACATCAACGGGGGAATTAGACCACCCCGAATCACAAGTCATTAATCTTAGAAATGTTTCTCATCTAATTAGAGAATTTTGGTGGGATGGTGATAAAGTAATGGGTAAAATAGAAATTCTACCTACCCCATCAGGTCAAATATTAGAAGCATTAATTAAAGCAGGTGTAACTGTAGGTGTTTCTTCCCGTGGTATGGGATCATTAGAACAAAATGGTAATGTAATGGAAGTCCAAGACGACTTCGAATTATTATGTTGGGATTTTGTTTCTACCCCTTCAAACCCTGGTTCTTATATGGGTGTCCTACAAGAAGGTAAAGAATTCCAAGGTAAAAATTATAGTAAGGTTAATAATATAGTTAGAGAAATACTTTGTTCTAAAGGCTCTTGCTCACTTTTTTAATCCTCCATAAATCTACATATACGTATCATTGATAATGTGTTATTCTTATAACACTAGATACAATTAACTTACCTATTACGATTCTTAATAATCGTATTTCACAAAAAAAAATTTTGCGATATGTCTAACAACAGAGATTTGCTCAAAGAAGCAATTGCTGATGCTAAAGCTGTTAAAGAAACTGCTATAGCAAATGCTAAAGCCGCTCTTGAAGAAGCATTTACCCCACATCTGAAGTCTATGTTAGCTGCTAAATTAGAAGAAATGGATAAAGAAGATGACGACGTTAAGGAGTCAGAAGAAATCCAAGAAACTGAAGAAGTAGTAAACGAAACTGAAGACCAGGTAGCTGAATCAGAAGAAGTAGCTGAAGCTAAAGAAGAAATCGAGGAAGAACTCGATTTAGATGAAATGCTTGCTGAACTTGATAGTAAGGAAGAAGTAAAAGAATCTGAAGAACTAGAAGAAGCTACAGAAGAACTAGAAGAAGCTACAGAAGAAATTGAAGAAACTGAAGAAGTAAAGGAAACTGAAGAATCAGTTGCCGAAGCTACAGAAGAAGAAGATGAAGCTGGAGAAGAAGAAAGTGAAGAAGAAGCTGAAGAAGGTGAAGAAGACGAAGAAATCGACTTAGAAGATTTAACTTCTGACGAACTTAAAGGATTCATCGAGGATGTAATCAAAGATATGGTAGAAGCTGGAGAATTAGAAGCTGGTGAAGAACTTGAAGGCGAAGCCGGAGAGGAAATCGAAGTAGAAGATGACCTAGACATGCCTATGATGGAAGAAACTGAAGAAGTAATGGAAACTGAAGAAGTTGCTGAAGCTAAAGAAGAAATTGATGAAGAGGTTGAAAAAGCTCTTTCTGAAATCGAATCTTTAAAACAAGAACTTCAAGAAGTTAACTTATTAAACGCTAAACTTCTTTACACGAATAAAATCTTCCGAGAAAAAAACTTAACTGAAGCTAAAAAAGTACAAGTGCTAAAAGCATTTGACAAAGCAGCAACAGTAAAAGAAGCTAAAGTTATTTTTGAAACATTAAATGATGGATTAGTTGGTAAAACAGCATCTATGGTTAATGAAGTAAAAGGTAGCGCATCTAAAGCAACAGGTACAGCTCCTGTAGCTAAACAACCAATCGTTGAAAGCGATGCTATGGTTGATAGATTTAAAAAACTAGCTGGAATTATTTAACTAATATATAAAAATTTTTAAACATGAGTTTACAAAATCTTTTAGAAAGTGCAAATAACTTTAAATCAGTTCAGTCTGATTCTGCACGTTTATCTGAAAAGTGGGAAAAAACAGGTCTATTAGAAGGACTTGAAGGATCCACTAAAAATAACATGGGTATTATCCTTGAAAACCAAGCAAAACAACTTGTTGTTGAAGCTTCTTCTACCAATTCAGGTGGAGCTAGCTTTACTGCTGGTGACGGTGCTCAATGGGCTGGAGTTGCTCTTCCATTAGTACGTAAAGTATTTGGACAGATCGCTGCTCAAGAATTTGTTTCTGTACAGCCAATGAACTTGCCTTCTGGGTTAGTATTCTATCTAGATTTCCAATACGGAACTACTAAGGATGGATTTACTTCTGGTAATTCACTATATGGTGATGTAGAAGGATTTGCTTCAAACAGTACTTCAGGTGGTCTTTATGGGGCTGGGCGTTTCGCTTACTCTATCAATACAACTGCTTCTGCAGGTGTAACTGCTACTGTAGCTACTGCATCTTGGTCTGACTTAAACTTTGACTCTGATTATTCAGCTTCTGCTGTTGCTAACGATTATCGTACAGTAACTGTAGCTGATACTCAATTAGATTCTCCTGATAGCGAAGCTGTTAGAGCATTTGAATTGAAAGTAGGAGCTAATGCTCACCAAGTAAATGCATTTACAAGAAGAAATTCTGCTGATGATTCTACTGTATTTATTGCTCTTGGAAGTGATGTAGATGGTGCTACTCTAGATGTAGACTATTCTCAAGCTACTGCTGATAATAACAGAGGTGACTTTGAAGATGGTAACACTGGATTAAACGGTGGAAACGATCCTATCTCAATTCCTGAAATTAACGTACAGATGAAATCATCTGCTATCGTAGCTAAAACACGTAAGCTAAAAGCAGTGTGGACGCCGGAATTTGCACAAGATCTTAACGCATACCACAGTATTGATGCTGAAGCTGAATTAACTTCTATGTTGAGTGAATATATCTCTTTAGAGATCGATCTTGAAATCTTAGATATGTTGATTGAAAATGCTTCTGCTGGTAGCGAAGTATGGTCTGCAGTAAACAACCAAGCTTTCACTTCTACAAGTGGAGATGGTGTTACTAGTGATCTTGGATTCTACAATACTCAAGGACAGTGGTTCCAAACTTTAGGAACTAAAATTACTAAATTGAGTAACGTAATTCACCAGAAAACTCTACGTGGTGGTGCTAACTTTATGGTTATTGCTCCAGCTGTAGGAACTATCTTGGAATCAATTCCTGGATTCGCTGCTGATGCTGATGGAGATGTATCTAAGAAAGATTATGCTTTCGGTGTACAGAAAATCGGTGCTCTAGGTGGTGGTAAGATTAAAGTATACAAAAACCCTTATATGACTGAAAACCGTATCTTATTAGGATACAGAGGTGGACAATTCCTAGAAAGTGGTGCTGTATTT